TCCCACTTATGGGTCAGACAGTAGATGTCAAGATTGCACCTACTTCTGGAACTGTAACTGCAACTAACCCTGAGTACCGCTTCTCGGCTCTTGTTACCCAGTACCAGCCTTTCGCTGGCGCTGTTGGCGACTTGGCTACTCTTTCTGTAACTTGGCCTGTATCTGGCGAAGTTGTTAGAGGAACCGCACCAGCCGCATAGTTCTGCTAGGCTAATCGCATGAAACTAAACCTACAAATACAGTTCACCGATAAGCCAAACGAGTACAAGCAAGTTGTTTGCAGCCCATCAGACATGATTAAGCTGGAATCAAAGTTTGACATCTCGATTGCAAGTCTTGAATCAAACATCAAGATTACTCACCTGCTTTTCCTAGCTTGGGCAAGTGAAACAAGAACTAAAGCGACTACTGCATCATTTGAAGAATGGGTGGACACTGTTGAGTCCGTCAGTCCAGCAGATGAACAAAAAAAATAGTCGGGCTTGGTGACTCCTCTGCTCACTGGTACATTGCAACATTAGCTTGCGAAACTGGGATTAGTCCTAGAGAGCTAATGGAGCTAGACGACAGGATGCTGTGGACCATAGGCAGATACCTCGTCTATAAGACCCAGCACCAAGCACCTCGTATTTGAGAGGACATCCTTCGGGGTGTCCTCTCTTTTTTTGCTTCGGTAGAATAGACAAAGAATAGGTGGTTTAAGACATTGAAGCTTTATACAAGCCCTGGAAGTCCAATTCAAGTCAGTGCTACTGATTACAAGTTAGTCATCAAAGAACTAAACAAGATTGATAAAACCTTGTCTGTTGAACTTAAAAAAGATTACAGAAGAATAGCTGGCACAGCTCAAAAAGCTGTAAAACAAGAACTCGGTAGCCTTGGTCGTCAAGGGCCGTCTAGGGGTATGCGTCATGGTGGTAGGACTGGTTGGGGAACTAACTACGGCTCTACTGGTGGACCAGTTAGCGGTGCAAAAAGGTATCCGTTCAACTCGGTCCTAATCGAAGCTTTCAACAGACCTAAAAGGGGACAAACAGGCATTGCTCGGTTGCGAGTTAGGTCTGCTGGAACTGTACTTACTGATTTGGCTAGAAACTTTAGAGGCGCTCGAAAGACTAGGACTTACAACATTCGGTTGTTTGGTGGCCCAGAGATAACAAGAAGACACACGACTTCTTGGACTTCGGTTGCTTACTTTATTCGTAATCTTGGTCCTATTGTCAAGCCAAGCAAAAAGGGTAAATCGCGAAATGTCTATCCTGGTTTCGACAGGGCTTTGCCAGAAGTGCAAAAAGAAGCAAAGCTAGCGATTGAAAAAACTGTCAGAATAGTAAAGGCAAACATAGATAGGGCTTCCAAATGAGCAACATGTTCTTGAACATCGTCAGCGTCTTCAAGGGCGAGGGTGTAAGGGAAGCCAATGGTGCAATAACTAAGTTCCAAAGTGGCCTGAAGCCTTTTAGCTCGCTACTTGGTAAAGCGGCTGCTGGTTTAGCTGCATTTGGTGTTACCGCTAAAACCATTGAATTTACACGCAACTCTATTGAATCTGCTCGTGACCTAGAGCGAAACCTATTTGGTATAGACAAGGTTTTCGGAACCCTGGGCCCACAAATGCAACAGTTTAGCAAAGATGCTGTGGAAATGGGTCTGAGCCAATCTAAGGCAGCTAAAGCAACCACATTTATTGGTTCGGTTCTAAAGCAATCTGGCTTTGCAATGGATGATGTTGCCGTTGAAACACAAAAGCTTATTTCTCTAGCGCAAGACCTTTCCACGCTGTATGGCTACGATGTCCAAGAAGCCTTGCTTGGTATGACCGCCTTGTTCCGAGGTGAGTACGACCCGATTGAGAAGTTCGGTGTCGCTATGAAGCAGAGCGAAATCAACAGCGAACTTGCTGCAAGAGGCTTGAACAACCTTGAGGGTGCTGCTAGGCGTAACGCCGAACAAACAATTCGGTTGGAGCTTTTGTACCAACGCTCCGCAGACGCAGTAGGCACTTTTGCCGAACAAAGCGGAACTCTTTATGTTGAACAGAAAAAGCTTGGTGCTACATTTGAAAACTTCCAGGCCAGCTTAGGTGGCGCTGTCATACCAGCAGTTGCCGAGCTAAACACACTTTTTAGAGAACTTCTTGAAGACATTACTCCAGGGATGCAGTCGGCCTTTGAATTTTTAGCTCAGATTTTGTCAGGTGTCGTTGGTCTTATTCAAGACGCAATGGACCCTAATAGTGAATTAGGTGAAAGCGTTGCTGCCCTAGGTATTCAGTTTGAATCCCTGTTCAAAACAATCTTCGGTCAGGATGTCACAATAGCCGACTTCTTTGATGCGGCTGGTGTTGTCATACGCTCTGTTCTTGATGCCCTACACGACTTTACAAGGGTTGTAGAAAATGTAATTATTTTCTTGCAGGTCATGGGCGAAGCCATGTACCTTTTATTTACAGACATCGAGGCGTTTTTTGCCTTCGACCAGGGTGAGGAGCTAAAGAGGCGACTTGACCTAAGAGATACTCTTAATAACAACAGTCTTGCTGTTAAGCAGTACATTGCTGAATGGGACAAGGCAAGAGAACTTGAGCTAAGTGGCCACATAACTGGTATCAACATGACTGCTGATGCTTGGGAAAGAGCTAGTCAGGCCAAAAACAACTACATGAGACCACAGGGTCTTGCTGGGTCTGCCGACTCGATGGAACGTCAACTTATGGGCGTTACTACTGCTGCTAAAGAAACTGCTGCTGCTGTGGCTACTGCAACAGGCACAAGTACAGGAACAGGCTCTAAGGCTGCTGAGAAACCTACTGGCCCAGGTGGAATACATGCTTGGTTGGCTAAAACTCAAGAAGAAGCCCAAGTAGCTGCAAAACGAATAGAGCTAATTGGAAAGGGTCTATCTGAGGCAGTAACCGACTCGATTCTGGCGGCAAGCGACCCAATCGGTTCTGCTAACGATGCGTTGTTCCTTATTGCAACTGGTGGACTACATAACATCAACATGCTCACCGAAGCCTTCAAAAACTCTGCCGCAGGTCAGGCTTATGCTGCACAACAAGCCGCTAAAGCCGCAGAAGAAGCCGCTCAAGCCGCTGAACTAGCCAGACAAAGGGAACAAGAAATTCTTGACAAGAGAAAGGCAGCTTTTGAGTCATTCTCGGATTCGGTCAAGAGCGTATTCGGTGGAATCAAAGAATCAATTATGTCTGCGTTTACCCTGCCTGAGCTTGGTAGTTCGGTTGGCTCTATTACTAAAAACATTAGAAAGCTTATTGAAAGAACTAGGGCATTTGCCGCAAACATTACCTCTTTGTCTCAACAGGGTCTAAACAACGACCTTCTTCAGCAGGTAATCGCAGCAGGGCCAATGGCAGGTGGCAGGCTGGCTCAGGCTCTAGCAGGTGCTGGCGGGGACACTATTGGTGGTTTGAATCAGGCTTATGGAGAGTTTGGAAGCATTGCTTCTGACATTGCAGGTGTCGGTACTCGGTCAGCTTTTAGTAATCAAGCAGTTGTCAACAACTACAACATTGAAGTAAATGGCGGTGTTGGCTCAGGGCCAAGTATCGGTAAAGCCATTGTTGACGCTATCAAGTCCTACGAACGCAGCTCTGGCGCGGTCTGGCAGGGAGCTGCCTAATGCCAGCACCAGTAGTCAAAATTGAGATTGGTGCAGACTTAGGGGACAGGGACCCATTCGGTTTTCGGTTGAACAGCGCACTAAAGGGTCGCCTAAATAACACTATTTACACTCTCGGTGGGCCAAAGTTCTACAACATCACTGACAGGCTGCTTTCTGCTTCTACTCAGCGGGGTAAAAGCACAGCCCTTGACCGCATTGATGCTGGTAACGCAACCATCAATCTAGACAACAGTGACCGCTTGTTTGACCCTCTGTACGAAACTGGACAATACTTCGGTAACTTGGTCCCAGGTATTGAGGTAAATGTCACCTGCAACAACCGAGCCGTCATTTATAGCTTTATTGATGACATTGACATTGCCTACGAGCCTGGAAACAGCTCGGTTACAAGCATCAAGTCTGTTGACGCTCTCAGTGAGCTAACAATAAACAGCCTTCCTGATGTAAGTGTGCCTATTGAGCTATCAGGTGCAAGAGTAAACCGCATCCTTGACCTTCCAGAAATCGCTTGGCCAATAGATAAAAGACAAATTGATTCAGGCAACAGCCAGTTGGCGGATAATGACATTGTTGAGGGTACTCAGGCAATTACTTACCTTCAGCTTGTTGCCACAAGCGAAGCTGGGGAGATATTTATCTCTAAAGACAACAAGTTTGTGTTTAAGGAGCGAAACGCTGCTCCTGGAACCCTTGACCTCATTTTCACTGACGAAGCCTCAATTCCAGGCTACACAGTTATACCTTTCGCTGACATTGGTGTCGTTTATGGTACAGAGCAGCTTTACAACCGAATTGTTATTACAAACGACCAAATAATTCCAGACCAAGCTATTGCCGAAGATGCAGAGTCACAAAGAATTTACGGCCCACGCTCTTACACTCAGGATGGCCTGCTAAATGAGGAAGTTGCAGAACTTGATGTTTTGGCTGGATTCTTACTGGCTAGATTCAAGGACCCTCAGTATCGCTTTGAAAGTCTTTCGGTTGTCCTGGACATCTTGAGTGAGGCCCAGCAAAACCAAGTGCTTGACTTAGAAATTGGCGATGTTGTACAGGTTCGGTTTACGCCTTCAGGCATACCGCCAGCTATTGAGCAGTATGTAAGGGTAATCGGTATAAGCCACGACTGGCAAAACAACGAAAAGCGCATAAACCTATCGCTAGACCGCCTAGACTTTAGCCTCTTTGTCCTTGATGACCAGGTACTTGGTGTCCTTGACGATGACCGCTTGAGCTACTAACTGATAAACTACTAAAAACAACTAAGGAAAAGAATGTCAAGAAAAGTATTTACCGCTGGTGAGGTTCTAGCAGCAGCCGATGTCAATAACTTTTTGATGAATCAGACTGTGATGAGCTTTGCTGGCACAGCATCTAGGACTGCCTCTATTGGCACACCTGTTGAGGGAATGTACACTCACCTAGAGGACACTGACCGCCTAGAGTTTTGGAATGGCTCGGCTTGGCGTTCACCGCATGGTTTGACTCTACTTAACACAACAAGCTTTACAGCTCAAAACGCGTTTAACATAGACAATGTTTTTACTACCGCTTACGACAACTACAAAGTTATTTTCACTTTGACTCACTCTGGAAGCTCAGGTTTTTATGTGCAACTTAGAGCGGGTGGAGCAACAGTCGCTGGAACTGACTACAAGTATCAAACTGTAAGGGTTACTGGAACAAGCGTTAGTGGGCTTGGTTCGACTAGCACACTTGCTTGGCCAACCTTTAACTCAAATGGTGCGAATAGAAACGCGAATATCACTATGAACATTTATGACCCAGCAAAGGCTATTCAAACACTTATGGACTGGTCGGCATGGACTTGGGATGGCTCACAATTTGGTGGAATGACTTGGGGTTTTGAGGGTAACAATTTAGCCAGAGATGGAATCCGATTCACAACTGATGCTGGATTTACTCTCACAGGAACAGTCAGAATCTACGGATATAGGAACGCATAATGGCTAACATTACAACTGTAAACGCTGCTACTGGCGAAGTAATAGAGC